TCGTATATCCTGCGGTATAGGTTATTCGATAATTCCTAGCCCCTTCCATAAACCCGCCTGAGTGATAAACCATTCCTGGGCCTCTTTCACCATCATCATCTAAATCATAGAAAGCAGATTCTAATGCCTCCCAGGCAGGAGTGTCAAAATCCCCAGTTCTTCTCTCAACTGAAGTCAAAGTCGTCACAGGATAATGCTCTAATGGCAGGTAATAATCTCCTGTCCCGTCATAAATCTCATTCGTATGGGTGGTTGAAGCAAATCTCCTGCCATTGCAGTAAGTCTCGATAATATCAGTCGCCCTGTTTATTAAGTTAATGATTTTGTCATCCTCTGCGTCTCCTGTAATGCTCAAAACCTCCTTGGCATCATCAAGGGAAACGAGAGCATAATCAACTAATGCCATCTTTACCTCCTCTTATATCTTCGTGGTGTCATCATTTTGTCTGAATAACCCCTGCGAACTTTCTTTCTTGGCCTTCTGGATTTGATAGTAACCACACCCTGCTCAATCAGAGCATGTGCTTCATTCCTTTTGATTGAAATGAATTCACCTCTTTTTCTGCCGTCATAAGGCTTGAGAAGTTTAACTTTTATCATTGTTCTCCTTCTTAATATCTTCTAAAGCCAACCTTGGAGGGTGCGGGCCTGCCCGCTCTAGCTCCCCTCAAGAGCTTAGCTAATTTTTGTTTAGCCACTTTTATCAAGGTTGTATATCAGAAGGTATTAACAACCGTGAATTACAACAGCACAATGAAGGTCTGCAAGTTCTGCGTCAATTCTTTCCTCAACACGGACAGCTACCATATTACGTTCCCATAATGAACCAATATCAGTAATATAAGCCTCTTCAGACTGGCTTACAGTGATACCCTCACGAATGCCAATCATGTAACCTGAAAGGTCAGCTAACCAGCATCGAGTTTGGTTCAATGAGTCGTTCCTGATAATAGGAAGTCCAAGCAATGTGCCTGGTTCTTTTCCTGTTGGGTCAGGAATAAATAGGTATCTGTTCTGTGTATCTTTTAGCTGCATTGCTCGTCTAAGTGTCTCTGAATTCATAATCCAGACAGCTTTTCGCAGATACTTCTGGCTTAATCGCAATTTGGCTGCGATTAGAGTGTCGGAATCCATTATGCCAGCCGCAGTCGTAACCTGACGCGGAATTGTAGCTTGATAGCTGTCAATTCCTGTTGGTTGCGTTGCGCCTGTGCCGCGGATGAACATTCTCTCATCATCTTCTGCCAGTTGCTCCACTACTTGCCTTGTCACAAAGTCGATTATGTTATTGACTCCCGCACCTGCGGCGTCATCAACAAGTTCTTTGGTAAGAACAACGATAACCGCATGTGAGTAAGGGGTAAGTGAAATCTGGGAGAATTTAGCGGTAGAAGTATCCTTGATGGCTTTTTCACCTCTCCAATAAGTAACAGGTTTGGAATCAAGCCTATTAACATTAAGAGTAGGCGGACAACTTGGAATTACAGTAGCTCTTGAGCGGATATCAGAAATGTCAAGCATTTCCTCAATGATTTTTTGATACCAGTATTCCATTTATATTATCGGCTGCCACTTCGGGTCAGCTCCAACAGATTGATTTTTCTGTTGATTGGACTATCGCATACCCTTTTGGGTCTCTCTCGCTTAGTCTCTGCAACTGCTTTTCAGCTTGTTGGGGGTTGCCATCTCAGGGTTCCCCATTAATCAGAGAGAGTTTAAAGTGCCCCAATCTGGTAGTAAAGGCACTAAAAATCCACCTAAAGCATTTACTCCAGTGGAAAGAACTTTAAGTTTCATCTTGTCATTTTGAATCAATGCCTTAATGAACTCTTCAGTTCTTTGCTTGCCACTCATAGCTTTTACAGTATCCTTAGTTAAGCCAATGCTTTCTTTCTTGACTTTCTTGTCTGCTTTTTTAGACATCTCCTTTTCAAGTTTAGCCATTGCTAACTTGGAAATAGCAGTAGCAGCCTCATCAATGTCTTTTTCTTCGAATTTTTCTTTATCCATTTTCTTTTTCCTTGTTTAGCACTTCTGTTATTTTATTAAGTGCTCTAAGTGCAATTTGACGATTACGCCTTTTAGCGTCATCACCTGATTGCTTCGACCCGCTTTCGCGTGCTGATGTAAAGGACTTAAGTCCCTTCGCCAGACTTTGGATATTTTCTTCAATATCATCTAATTTTGTGTCTAACTTACTTGAATCTATTCCTTTTTCTATGTCCAGTTTTATCTTTTTAAATTCCTTGTTTACTTTCTTGTTATTCAGTTCAATTACTTCGTCCCGTTTCTCTATCCCTTCAATAAACTTATCTGTTTTTTTAGCCATTTTGCCGACTATGCCAGCCATTGTCTGCATTTCCCTAGAAACATCTTTCATTCTGCGGGCAACCCGGCTTTTGAATTTCTTATTCTCTGCCTTCATTTCTTCTTGGTTCTTTTCAATTCCGCCAATAAGTGTTGTTAATTCTCCCTCTAATCCTTTTTTAACTTTCTTAATAATCTTATTGACCCTGTCTTTTTGCAGCTTAATTCTCTTTTCTTTAAGTTTCGCCTTTTTCTCAGATAGAGCTTTTTTCTTTTCTTCTTTTTTATTCGTCTTTTTTAATTCTATTTTTTTCATCTTCTTTTCAGCTTCTTCTTTCAATTCCTTTATGCTTTTAGAAGCTGCTTCAAAACTTATCCCATTGTGCGCCTTGCAATGGCTTCTGGCTTCCCCTGCTTCCCATGTTTTTTTGGGATATCTGTAGGCTTGCTCTGCCATTGTTTTTTTATCCTCAAGTCTACCCATAATCACATCATATTCTTTGCCATCATGCTTTCTTGAAACCCTTCTGAATGAGCCATCTTGAAAACCTGCAGGATCTTTCAAACGACAGGCATGCTCATTAGGATATGGTTTAAGGGTGACAGGTTTAATATCCTTCATTGACTTTGTCAGTGCCTTGCCACAACTGGGACAATCCATAGTCCTGTAAGTTGCACCCTCTCTGGTTTCCCGTGAGAATCCGCATTTCTTACAAATATGGTACTTCCAAAACCTTATTTTCTTCAAAATTTTACTGACTAAGTCTTTACTGTGTCCTTTGGCATAAACCGCCTGCAGAGCATTAGGATTAGACGGCACATTTACCAAAGATATTTCCAGAAGTTCCTGCTTGGTGTATCTGTCATCTTCCTGTTCCATAGGCAAAAATCCTACTGAAACACCCCTAACCCAGTCCTCATCTACTAAATCTGAAAGAAGCCTCGATCTTTCATCCTTGCGGTGAAACTTGGGAATAAAGGTAAGCTTTTTCTTCCCATTAATAGTTTTGTACCTCAAATTAGTTCCATGGCCAATTAATGGTTCTGCGGCATTATGAGCCCATAAGAGAACAGGATAATTTTTATAATTGTCTAATTGCCAACCATCAACTGAGATGGTTTCTCCTTCTCTGTCTACAGTTTCGTCAGAAACGACAAAAACCTTCTGACCATCGATTGTCTTTTTCTCTGCTGTAGTAAAAAGAGCTTTCTTAATCTTTTTTTGTAATCCCTGTAAATATTTATCAGGGATAGATACTGTTTCCATTTTGTCCTCCAAACAAAAAAGTCCCTGAGAGTTGCAAAAAGCAACGGTCTCACGGACTCATTTGGGTCTCAAAGGACTCACTCAAGTATATTTAATTTTTAATTAACTGCTGTGTAAAATTCTGGTTTGTAAATAAGTGATTGTTTCCACTTACAGTGATGGCAAATTATCTTTATCTGCCCATCCCTAATATCCTCTTCATAGACAATTGCCCCACACCGCTCACAGCGAACTTCACGCCATCTATCGTACATATTTTTATTATACAACACCTTCTTTTTCCTTGTCAATAGTCTCCGCTTTATCAACAATTTCTTTTATCTGCATTCTAACTTCGATTCCGAAAATCTCGTCCTCCTGTCCAGACTGGTTTTTGATTTTTCCGTAGTCTGCTAACTTCTTGATAAGGTCATACTGCCTTGTGGTCAGAGTTGTTTTGCCTTCTGACGCTCCGATGACTATTCCTGTCTCGTAGGCGGTGGTTTCCTCGTCTGGGTTAAGATTCATCTTGCCTGCTGACTGTAGATAGATAAGCAGCACCCTTTTGAGCGTAAGTTTGGGGGCTTTTTCTCCCATACCTTCACGCATTGGCTTCCCATCAAAGGTTTTTAAGATTTGGTTAATGTCCAGTTTTCTCTCCATTAATCCTCCTATTTAAGTTTAATATCTGGTTTTAGTGCTTCAATCTCTTCCTTTATGCTTTTATCATAAACTCTTTTTTTGTAAATGTAAATTGTGTTATTCAAATATTCTTCAATGGCACGGCTAATTACATCTTCTGCACTTAACGGGTTGACAACTTCTTTGCCGTCATTGTCTATAACTTTTTCAGTCCAGCCATAACGTTTGGCAAAAGATTCTAATTGTTCATCTGTCATTTCAATTATTCGCTTATAAGGCATATTAACTCCTTTCTTTATTTAACTAATACTGTTCTATTACCCATTGTATCTATCTCATAATGAATGTCAAAATCCAATATCGCTATTCCACCAGCATAATTATCTCCATCAGCAGCAACACGCTTGATTCTACATAATAGAATTGATGATGTCGTATGCCCTGATCCGACAAGAGGATTAGCAGAAATGTTTGTTAATTGATGCATATTGTCGGTATTAGCACCCGTAGAATACTGATTCGTCTCCAGTGTGCTGTTAGCCGGGAAATCTTCCGTAAAATCAGCCCAGGTGTACTCAAACTCAATAGCAAAATTCTCTGCAGGACTGACATCAGTTAGACACATAAAATGAATATGGGGGTAGATATCAGTGCCTTCTTTCCAGTCGTGGGGCATTTGAATTGT